CCCATCTCGGCGAACTTTTATTGCAGACGAGATGGGCTTGGGAAAAACCTTGCAAGCGATTGCAACATTAGAACATGCAGGTAATGCGTACCCAGCCGTCGTTGTGTGCCCCGCAACTCTGGTTCTGAACTGGAAAGCAGAATACAATAGGTGGCTTCCACACATCAGGGTTGCAGTCGTAAAAGACCGTAAAGAGTTTCCTTCTGATTACGATGTAGTTGTTATTGGTTATTCTAACATCAAACATTGGGAAAAACAACTTCTTGACCATAAATCTTTTGTTTTTGACGAGAGCCATTATTGCAAGTCACCTCAAGCACAGCGAACAAAGAGCGCAGTGAAGATTGCACGTTCGGCCCCGAAATCCGGAATAATCCTGTGTTTGACGGGAACGCCAGTAACTAACAGACCAGCCGAGTACGCAAGCCAACTAAACATTCTTGGAAAGTTAGATAAGTTCGGAGGCGAGTGGGGTTTCTACCGACGTTACTGCGGGGCCTTCAAAGACAAATGGGGACAATGGCATCTTGATGGTCATAGCAATCTTGATGAACTGAATGACTTACTTCGCTCAACTTGTTACATTCGGCGTACAAAAGAACAAGTGCTGTCCGACCTTCCACCTGTTGTACATGACCCTGTGCTCGTCGACGGGGCTGCGGCCGGTATGAAAGAATACAAAAAAGCAGAAACAGACATCGTTGAATACCTAGTACAGCGTGCCAAAGAGATTGCTAAAGAACTCGGACTAAACCCGAACTCAGCAGCGGTCGTAGCGAAAATCAAAGCAGAATCAAATCAACACTTGGTTCGCCTCTCTGTTCTACGCCGTTTGTCAGCGAAAGCAAAAATGCCAGCAATCAAAGAGTGGGTGGAGTCCCGCGTCGCAGAGGGACGCAAAGTTGTAATCGCCGCTCACCACAGAGATGTAGTGGATGAACTCGCCCTTGCGTTCGGCAACTTACGCATACAAGGTGGCATGGACATCAACGAGATAGAAGCACAGAAGCACAAGTTCATGACATTGCCATGTGAAGAAGCCCCAGTCATTGTTCTCTCAATCCAAGCGGCGAAAACGGGGCACAACCTTCAAGTCGCACAGGATGTCTTATTTGTGGAGTTACCTTGGACACCCGCTGACATTGACCAAACTTATTCACGCTGTCATAGGTTGGGGCAGAAGTCTTCCGTTACGGCGACTTACTTGTTATGCGATGGAACGATAGACGAAGACATTTACTCACTTATTGAGCGCAAGAGGAATGTCGTCAATCAGGCTGTGGACGGAAGCCCCGCCGAAGACACTGAGGGGGCAAGCCAGTTGATACTCCGTCTGCTCGGTGTTGGACAGGAAACATCAGAGTGAGGTTGTGGTCTTGACCCTTACACGGCATACTGAAGTATGAACAAGAAGAAGGACATCATCCGCCTAGCACTGAACCAAAAGGGGATAGTGGTTACTGACGGAATACCAGAACACATTATTGAACTGCTCCGTTTCAATGGATACAAAATCAAGGTGCGAAAGAAGGTAAAGAAATGGACGTAAGTATCAACATTGACCCTTGGCTCGTGGTCGTCCTGCTCTCTGCGTTTATCGCTTTGCGTGTGTGGCACCCCATCACTGAGTATGCGGGGCGTCGGAAGAAGAAAACCAGACCGTAGTTTGGGTGCTTTCCGCCACCGTATTACTTTCGGGTAACACTTTGGATGGGGCAGAAGCCCCGTCGTTTTATTATTTGGGTTTTGTGAGTGAACTTTTCTCACTACTTTTCCTACTTGTGACCTTGGTCACATAGGTTGTTGTCTAAACCACTACAAGGCATAATGAAGTATGAACATATTCCAAGAAATAGCAATAGCCTCATGGCTCCTACTGAAGATAGCCTTCTTCTCCCTCACAGTAATCGGCGCAAAAGTCGTATGGGACAAGTACGGACACCACGCCAAGAGCCTCTCTCAACTGTCTGAAAGACGCATAAACGGCGTGTACAAGGGCAACGAGTTGGATGACGAGTTAGACGCCGAAGACATTTGGGTCTAAGCCCGTAACAAGCCCCCCAGCAGAGTTGTGGCCCCGAGATTCAGATGCTACGCTTTCTGTGTAAATCTAATTAGAAAGTTTAGTCGCATGGCACACGCATTAGAAATTGACGCAATGGGCAGAGCACGAATGGCTTACGCTGACAGGGAAGTCCCTTGGCACAGGCTTGGACAGCCAATGGCTGGGCTACAGACCGCAGAAGCGATGCTCGCAGCGGCTCAGGCTGACTTTGATGTGGCTCTCACAAAGGTCATCGCAGTAGACGACAACCTCAACCCCCTCCGAAACCCCGACGGAAGCCCCGTTTTCATTTCTGATAGCCGAGCAACAGTTCGCCTAAATCCAGACGGAACCATTGACGGTTTATCAACTGTTGGAACACGATTCGTTATCCAGCAAAACAAGGACTGCTTGGACAGGGCTTTGGACATTGTCGGGGCCTCCAAGGGCGACGCAATCGTTGATACCTGTGGTGTTTTGAACGAAGGTCGTGAGTTCTTCGCCTGCCTTGACCTCGGACCACTTTTCATTGACCCAACTGGCGTGAACGACAAGATTCAGCGTTACCTGCTTGTTCGCAACGGACACGACGGCAAGACAGCAATTACCTACGCAAACACATCAATCCGAGCCGTCTGCAAGAATACGGTGATGGCGGGACTGAAGAGCGCAAACTCCGTGTTCACAGCACGACATACCCGTAATGCAGACAGTGCAATTGAGGATGCGGCACAAGTCATCGCAATGTCAGGAACTTGGGCTACCAGTTTCCTTTCAATGGCTGAGACAATGCTTCGCATCCCAGTCCCGGCTGGCTCAGTAAAGTTGGACAAAGTTATTACCGAAGTGTTCCCTCACAGGAAAGACGAGACAGAGCGTCAAAAGAAAAATGTTGATGACATTCACCTGCTTGTGCGAGGACTTTATGTAAATGACAAGAACGCTGGTGGGTACGGATTCAATGGTTGGTCTGTCTATAACGCAATCGGTGAATACCTAGACCATTATCGGGACGCCAAGCCAGACGAGCGAGCAATTGCGTCAATGGATTACAACTCTTGGGTTACTCGCAAAAAGGCTGAGACCCAATCACTTGTTCTTTCACTGGCTTGACACACCCTCCTGTCACAATAGTAGAAGTGGTACATTGGGGGTCACAATGGAAGACAACGAAGACCAAGAACCATCTGAGATAATGGCTGAGTTCTTGACTCAGTTTATGGCATCAGGGACGGCTGACATTCTTTATCGCAAGAACTACTGCGACATGGTCACACAGAAGGTGTACAACGAGTTCGGTTACGACGGAATCGCCGAGTTGATGGTGGCAATGGACAAAAGGGCAGACTGGATTTCAGACATTCTATTTGAAGCCCCGGACTTGGAGAATGTTGCTTTCAAGGAGTACGGAGTCTTTGATGAAAAAATTGCACAAAAAGCGAGACAAACAGAGGCGTTCAAACAGTTCAACGAGAAGTTATGGCGTCTACGCAAGAAGTACACAAAAGCAATAGTCGCAGAAATTATTGAGTGGGACGACAACACAGATGACAATCCGCCTTCCTAAATACGCCCCTGGCTGGGTTATGCCGTTTGACGGGACTCCAGGAGAACGTGCGACAAACATCTTGAGTCATGCATGGGAACAAGAAAAGAACACGATGGACGAGACGACTTGGCTTGCTGTGTTCAAGACACCACGACCCGAGTTTCTCTCTAGGTGCTCTAGATGCAACGCAGTGGGAAACATGACCGAGACTGCTGAATGGCCGTGCGGGAAGCCCCGCCTCGCCGAAACTTACATTTACTAGTAGGTCTTTTGAATTGGCGAACCGTAGCGTTCGTCATGGTTTTTTACAACGATTTTTGTAATCTCCATGCACGAGGGGCAACGAGGTGAGCGACCTTCCATAAAGTGCGAAGGAACTTCACCACAGGAACAGGTGAGATGAATTTCAATCCCGTAGTTATTGATTAGTTCTTTGCGGGGCATTACTTACTACCGCTCGTTGCTTTCCAATGACCAATCCCGCCATTGTCAAAAAGATACTTGGCTACCTTCAGGTTGCACTTTGAATTGAGTAGAACATTGAGATTAGTCCCCCCACACACTTGTCTGGTCACTGTTTTCCATGATGAGTTGATTTGCAGTAACCCGTAATCTCTAGTACCATTAGAGTTCGGCTTAGAAACAATCTTTTCCAAACAGCGACTTTCTCTCCACATGATGTATGAGAACTTCTTTACTGGAATAAGTCCTTGCGCTTTTAGTTTTGCTTCCCACTGAGGGCAACTTTTTACTTGCGTACTGCTAATGCTTTGAGAGGAAACCTTGCCCGAAGTAGCCTTGTATCCTGGTCTGGTTTTCTTCCATTCAGCCATTCCTGCTTCGGTGTATCTATCTCGCAACGGTTTACGTGTTTCCCAATTAACACAGCCCCGGCCCCAGTTCTTCATACTTCTCCAACCAACTGCAGGTCGGAAGAACGGTTTGTTGTTTGTTTTGTCGTCAAGATTTCTAAATGTGTTTTTAGTTTGAAAACCAAAGAAGGAAGCACGGTTGGCGATGATTATCTGCTCGTGCTTTGTTGCTTTAGATGGACGAGAAGCAAACTGCCTACCTCCGTAATTAATCCAAACTGATTGCGCCATTCCTAGTCCACCAGAAAAATGACCACCGTCATTCCATTTGTGGTTGGTCTCGCACCAAGAAACTGCTTCCCAAAACCTAATAGAACCAGCCTTTTTTGACTTTAGTTGCGTTACTAACTCTGGGTGCATGCCAGCGTATTTCGACGCTTTTACTTCTGGAGTCGCGGGGCTCGTTGGTATTGAAGTAGTCGGAGGGGAATCCGTAGCCTCGGCTTTCGTCGTTAGTCCAATGAAGGACACAATAGATATGGAAATAGCCAAAAGGCGTACGGGGTGTTTCAAGAGTTTCTCCTGTGCTCGGCGGATAGGTCAACAAGCAGATAACAAGCGCTTGCCTATGTCGTCGTCAGTAATAACTGAACTATTACCATTTTACCCCCTAAGGGGCGGGTTGTCTACCTAAAGGAAACCCTTACCCAGCAAGGGTTTTACGAGTTCGTCTTCTGTAGCCCTTGCGTATCAAGGGTTTGCGGAGGACTCTTCAGCCAATAATTTTCTGATGTATTTTTCAGGGTCTTGAATGGTGAATTGCGCACTGAAACTGACCCCATCTTCTGATGGCCCCGGCTCAAAACCCATTGAATCAACGATATGGGTGGCAACATCCTCGTAATCCTCAAGCAATTCAGCCTCCTGTGCTTCTGTGAGCGACCCGAAGTCAATCTGCGCCATCTCTAACAGCATCCGTGCCATGTGTCCAATAGCCATTAGGCGTACTTCAAATTTATCTTGCATGTTTGCATTATGCCATGTAAGCCTGTAGTCTGCAACCTGTCGGATTCAAAAAGAAACACGGAGACATAATCATGGCAATTACGCCGACAACATTAGTAGGGAACCTAACCAGTGACCCTGAATTGAAATTCACAACGGGTGGTAAGGCACAACTTACTTTCTCGGTAGCAGTGAATGACAACTACGTCAATCAAGCAGGCGAGAAGGTCGAAAAGACTGCATACTTCAACATCGTTGCATGGGGTTATGTAGCAGAAAACTCAGCGAATGTCCTTGAAAAGGGCATGGGAGTGATTGTGGTCGGGACTCTTGACCAGCGTTCATGGGAAGACAAAGAGGGTGCAAAGCGCTCAACCGTTGAAGTGAAGGCAATGGACATCGGTATTCGTACTGGTGCTCTTGAATCAGTAGAACGCCGTAAGGCACAGCAAGGTGGAGACTCAGCGAAGTCAGGACCAAAGCGTACGAAAGAAACAGTTCCAGCAGACGAACCGTTTTAGTTAA